ACCCGTAACAGTTTCAACATAAACTACATCACCATTAACGGCTGTTTTCATAGTCGTACTTAGACTACTGCTACTATTAATATTAAACCTTGCACCTGTTGTTGTCCAAACGTGGAATGTGGAATCAGCACCGCTAAAAGTTGCACTCGCAGTATAAACTGTATTCAAGTTTGCATTATTAACAGCAGTAAAACTAAAGCTCGGAACCGTGTCCGCAACACCTTGCTGAAATTCCATAGCTCCAGCATCTGGATTGCTCCAATCTCTTGGATTACCATGAATATCGGTTGTCGGTAAACCTTTTGATATTAGCCAGTTCTCCCACCATTCAGAAACGCCAATATCAATAGCAGGGGAACTTGAAGAAATATCTAAACGGTTCACGTCTCCAACTTTAACATTGTTCGCAAACAATGGATTTGCGTTTACTCCTGTTCCTCCCCAACTGCTATTTGTCCATTCAGCCCAATTTGAAGGTGCGCCTACTGGACTTCCACCACTTCCTACAAATTGATTACCGCCAAAAGTCATATCATTCGTCCACTCATTCCACATTAAATTACCTCGAACACTATCAACATAGCATTGATCGCCATTCCAAGATGAAGCAAATGCTGATAAACCAAGTCCGCCATATACCGCAGGGTCTTGACCGTTTGTTCCGAACTGACAAACTATATTATTTATCATAGCATCAATGCCATATTCTTGCAAGATTGTATTCTCACCACCGTTTGAAGTTGCAACCGTATTATGGATAACAAAAGTCGGCGGATAGACTGATGAACCGTAACCGTACCACCTTGTTACAAAACCGTTAATGTATGGATTGCCACCCGATTGTAAATGACCATCTGCATAAATATAATTGTTGTAAATGATAACGGTGTCTAATCTCCCTGCCCTTGATTGAACGCCTAAAATCATCCCATGCCCCATCACCGAAGAGTCAAGAACGAAGATGTTATTATAAAGTTTTACATCCCTTACGATATGTGTTTGCAATGGATCAATATGTTCGTGATTAGGGAACACAACTCCAATCTGCTTATTTCTTTGATGAGCAATAGTATTGTTAATATTCAATCCAGCAACCTGCTGAACATAAATACAGTTATCCTCGTGTCCTATATTATTAGTATAGCTTTTGATAACGCATTTTGTTATAGTAATATCTTCAGCACTTACACCGCCCTCAGTTATGTTTATATCATCGTTGCCTATAATATTGATTCCATCGTCACGAAAATTCTCTATATAAAGGCTATCAAGTATTAGATTATTTACATCACAATGAACATAGATCGCATTTCCACCTGCTCTACGAAACGACAGTCCCTTAATCCATACATAAGACATAGAACCACAACTACCATTCTCGATATGAAGTTGCGCATAACCCGCGTCGTTACCGTCAATCCATATTGTTCCAGAATGACCACTCGGAGAAGGTGAGTATTTACCAGCGAACACTCTTACATAATTTGACGATGTTCCGCTCACTCCTAACGACGGAAAATCTTCATTATAAACAAGCGAATCATTTCCTCCAGATATATAGAGAATCCCTCCACCTGATAAATCACCCCAAACTATGTTAGATAAATTTTTCCAAGCAGTAGCCCAACTCTGTCCATTTCCACTTGAAGAAACTCTGTTATCAACATACCTTATGGTTTGCCCAAATATACTCACACTAAAAAGTATTGTAAGTAATAATATTTTTTTCATTATGGTATTCTTGTTTCTGAAAGAATTATATTATCAATGTAAACTGCTTCACCTACATTCATCGTCCAATTATAAGCACCGAATAATATTTGAGTTGTACTTTCTGTGTTCGCACCTGTTGCGTTTCCATAAATCAAAGTACCATCAACCCAAGTGCTGTCCTGTGAATTTGCTCCTGTTCCTGCTGTATACTTTATCTCTACTTTATGCCAAGTATCAGTTGAAAAATTTGTAGTTGTAAAGTTTCCAAATGGTTTCATCCACTCATAAATAGCTGTCGCATTATCGTGTACGCCAAAGGAAGGATCTGTCATATAATCCACTCCATTATTTAGCATAACCAAAAAGTCATAGCCACCATCCGCAACTGAAGTATTTGCAGGTATATAAACTTGAAATGTCACCCAAATGGTACTTTTTGCAGAGAACGTTGCAACTTCTGCATAAGTTCTCGTTACACCTCCAAGACCTTCAATCTTATATGAATGAGTACCTGCATAAGCAAAATCAGTTGAAGCCGTTACTCCACCACCTGTAATAGTAAGATTAGCAAGCCCATCTTCTGCATCGTACATAGCAAAACCTGTATCAATAACAGAAGCAATAGTTGTTGCAGAATCTACATTACTGAAATAGCTTACATTACCTGAATCATCAACTGCTTTAATTGCACTCCAATAAGTTGTGTTAGCTGTTCTGCCTGTTCTCGTATATGTTTCTGTTCCACCTACAATAGATGTTATCCAAGTCATTGCAGTTGTATCATTACTTGAGCCTTCATACCATCTTATGGAATCTAAATCAGAAGCAACAGGGTCAGTCCAAGTAGTCACATATTGAGTTTGTGAAGTCCCACCAATAGCTACATAACTTGTAGGGGCTAATGGCGGAGTATTATCAGCAGTAGAAGCACTACACCCGCAGGTATCTAATGCTGCAAGTATATTGTTAATTGAATTTTGAAGTGAAGTTACTGTATTTTCTAAAACAGCAACTCGATTATTTAATATAGTAACACTATCTACAGCATCATCTATTTCTTCAACTGTATGAGTCGATGTTCCACTTGCTGTATCAAGATAAGTTCCAATTAATGTGTTAACCTGACTTTCATTTAATCCACCAGAAGCATTTTGCCAAGTATATGCATAATCTCCTGAACCAGTTTTCGTTAAAACTTGTGTATTTATTCCACCCTTTAATTTAGTTAGAGCAGTATCAATCTCAGAAGCAGTTAATGATATGTTTTCTCCATCTCCAGTAGTTAATACTGTATCATTTCCCACTAATATAATTCCATCTGTTAAGATATTTCCACCAAAATACGAAGGATAACTCCCTTGACCATAAAAATGATATGCTGTTTCTAAACTTGGTGTGTTAGTAGTTAGGTCTGAAAAGAAACTATATACTCTTGGAAAGATATAATTTGGCACTGAGCCAAACTTAAATTCAAAACCTCTTACAGGCATTGGAAATCTCGATTCCGCTGCTGTTTTGTTAGCTTCACTTAAAATTACTTTGTTTCCAGTTAATCCTGCTAAACTCCAATTCAAAATAGTTGAATCTGGTAAATCACCAACATTAACTTGTATCTCATTACCCATTATCCGAACATCATTTGTTCTCCATATAGGCACGCCTGTTCCATCAATATTTAAGATGTCTGAATGTGCAACTGTATTCAAAGTATCATTATAATAATCTGTTCTATGTTCTATTGGATACAACCATGTTGGACTTAAATTATAAGGTGGAATTACATAATCGATATTCCAATAATCAAGGCTTCCTCCCGCACCTCTTCCACTGTTGATTCTTATAGTATTATATCCATATTGTCCTATAAATAAAGTAGCACTTCCATCACCTAAATTTGTAGTCCAATCATTTATTCCACCAAGCCATCCGTTTATTGTTGAACCGCTATAACTTAATTTATACGTACCTCCATTTACTTTTAATAAACTATCTTTCTCTGTGCTGTATTCAGAAGCGGGTATATTCCCTAAACTATCAGCATTCCCTACTGAGCCACCTAATGAATAATCTTCCCAATATAATGCACCACTTCCATCAGTCCTCATAAACTGTCCTGATGTACCATCGGCACTTGGGAATGTATAATCACCGATAGTTAATGTACCACTGCTGATATTAAAATCATTTCGCACACCCCTATATCTTAAACTATCCACAAACTGTATTGCTTCTGCTTTTGCAGAAGCAAATCCTGGATCGCTTGGACTATAAAATTGTAAATACTCAATCATATATTGATCTTCTACATCGATAGCACCGTTGCCATTAACATCTGCCCTAAGTCGTTCAGGTATAGTTAAAGAGATACTACCACTTAAATAATCACCTATTAACCCAAAATCCAAAACGTCTATAAAATCATCACCATTAATGTCACCAGAAGAACCCGCCACATAAATTCCCCCTCCAATCTGCAAATTCCCTCTTATCCCAACACTATCATTAGTAGTAGTGCCAAATACAGTTTTATTTCCAGAGAAAGTATTTAATCCAGTAAAAGTTTGTGTTGAATCTTTATATACTAAGTTAGTGGGTAATGCTCCGCCTCCGCCTCCGATCACGGTTAATTGTCCGCTTCCATTTATTACTAATGTTGCTGGATCTAAATGGATTGCTTGTCCTGATGCTATCTGAATTGTATTAGCATCCGGGTAATCAATACTAACTATTGGAATTGCATCGACTTCTCCCTGGAGCGCACTTAATTGTGCTTTGGTTGCATACTTCAAATCGCTAAAAGTACGCTGTGCTGTTGAATCTGTTGAGAATAATACAGAATCGGGCAGAGCCACACCGCCAGTACCAATTAGGGTTCTTATATTATCTAAGGAATCAGATAAATCATTTTCAAGAACATAATCAGCCAGTTCCATTCTAATAACATCTGCACTGTCGCCTATCCAGCTTTTAATAATTGATTCATTAGATCCGCCGCCTGCTAATCCGTTTACAACTTCGCCCGCGTAAGATTGTATTTTAAATGTTCCATAAATTAAAACCGCGCTATCAGGCGAAACAGATTTTCTTAAATCATAATAATAATTTGCAATTGCCAATCCGCTTGTATTTGCGGATGAAAAGAAAATTTTTACAGTTGTATATGGATAAGAATAAGTTGCAAGTATTTCAGCATCACTACCGCCCGCAACTGTGTTTTCTTTTGCAATATGTATTGTAGATGTAAAACTACTTGTGGTTCTTACCTGCAAGAATAAGCTATCTGTGGTTATATCACCCGGATATTTAATAGTTATACTTGTAACGTTACCACGGATTATAGAACGATCTTGCCTGTACTGCGCATTTATTTCAGTCCACAGTCCACAACCCGCGGTTATCAATAATACAATTAACGGCTTGCTAATCAAAAACTGAAGACTGAAGACTTGTTTAATAAAATGTTTCATAGTTTTATATCAATATTATTAGTTAAAATGCTGACCTTATCAACGGTACCATCTTACGCCTTGCTGCTTCTGTATCCCACGCGCCGCCGCTATCTAAACAGCCGAATCTTATATATCTTTTTAGCGCATATATTACCTGCGGTTTAAGAAGATTTATTGAATTTGTTTCGGGCGTAAATGTGTATTCCGTTCCTTCGTAATTAATAGTTTTCCAATCATATGGCGTGCCGCCGGATGTATCCGCGCTTGCATTATATGTTGCACTGGTTTGTATTATAAATGATGCCGCAGTCCACGCTGCAGTAGTATCAAAATCAACACCCACTAACATTTTGCCATTAAGATCATAACCAGCGGTTTTACCAACAAACGGCTGCCCGCCGGATGTATCTGCAACAGAGTTATAACTATCATAATAGTACGTTGTAGAATCACCTTGTAAAATTACAAGCGTGTCTTTATCGGTTGTAAACTGAGCAAAGGCGCTAGGAGCAAAGAGCATAGTGCATAGCATAAATACCAGCATTATTACTTTTGACTTTTGATCCGCCACAGGCGGATTGAATTTTGACTTTTGCATTTTATTATCCTTTAAGTTTTAATTTCTAATGAACAGTATTATTTAAACCGCGCCCAACTTCCCGCCATTTGTTCGCGGAAACGCATTGCAGCATAATTGTGTCGCCGGGATACATTACGTAAGTATCATTTATATTCAGAAAATCATTATCATCAACAAGGGTTATTGTTTCGCTGGATGATTGGGCAACCATAAATGTAATTATCTCACCAACTCCTACAACGCCTGTAACGGCTTCGATTGTAACATCTGAAAGCGCGGTTGTAAAAATTGTACACGATTTACTTACCAGGAACGCATTATCCTGGAAAAACGATGTAACCGATTTATTCTCTACACCAAAAGCAAAGTTTTGAACAGTAACTTCATCTTCCAGTTTTGCAGATGTAACATTGCCATCGGTAATATTGGCAGTAACAATTGCATTAGTTGCAAGCGCCGTAACTCCGCTCTGATCAATCGTAATATCACCGCTTACAGTACGCCAGGCAACCGTACCGGGATCCCCATTGCTTGTAATGGGAATTTGAGCTTCTCTGCCGGGTGCCAATTTAGAAACTGCAATTGCCGCGGTTGTGGATACATCTGTATTTGTAATCGTACCATCTGAAATATCACTTGTTGTAATCGTACCATCCAGAATATCATTGGTTGTAATTGTGCCATCAGTAATATCGCCGCTTACAATGGAATTGGTTAAGCTTAGTTTACTATAAACAATTGCCGCACTTGAATTAACATCTGCATTAACTATTGACCCGTCTGTAATTTCTGAGGATCCTATGGCGTTGGATGATATTGTTAATACTCCGGCATTTGATATTGTACCATCACCGCTCATTGCAGTATATGTTGGTACGCCGCTTACGTTAGCCATTACAATATAACCTGCCGTGCCGGATGCAAGTTTATTTAATGCAATGTTTGCACCGGATTTTATCCACGCATTTATAATATTGCCTTTAATGGAATCTTCTATTGAATCAACAACACGATCCCAAAGCACTTTATAATAAGCACTATCCACGCGCTGAGATATCATAAATATATCAGCACTATCCAGGTTTGTTTTAGCGGATAGATCGTAGATACCGAAATCCTGTGCTTTAACAGTGCCTGCAAAGATTAAAGATAAAAGGATAAAGATTAAAACTTTTATCTTTTTACTTTTTACTTTTAACTTTTCCATTATTATTCCTTTATTTTCTATGCTGATTCAGTTGTGCCGGTATCCGGATCACCTTCACTTTGTTTTTCTATTTCACCAAACTGGAATCCCGGTTTTACAATTAAATTATCACCTGCTTTGTTTTGCAAAAAGTCGCCGTCTTTATCAATTAACAATCCCGTTAAACTTTGACTAAAATCAATACCATCTTTACTTTTAAAAGTTATGTTAAGTGCATCATACCAGGGTTCTTCCAAACAAAACGGCTCAATACTTTCTATATGGAATTTTACTTTTGCGCCCGCAGAATCTTTAAGCGCACCCCCATCCCTATGAGGATAAAAGTAAACATCTGTATTTAAGTAATTATATATCTCAATAAATTTTGCCTGCGGAATAGGATACTTATGCAGGTTAATCATTACACTAAATGATGCGTGATGATCTGCAATCTTTATCCATTCGCGGTGTTTGTTCATAACAGATTCGTGCATAATTTCATTCGGCTCAATCCAGCTTGGTGTAAGATTATCATAATCAAGCAGCACTGTAACTGTTTCTGCAATATTGGTAAACTTGGCTGCGCTCTGTCCGAAAATCATATAATTGCCTTATGAAAAATCTTTGTAAATTACTTTAAGCGAACTTTCCGCAACGTTTAATATTACTTCATTGCCATAGTATTCATCAGATAAAATTGATTGATCGAAAAACAAGTATTCTTTTTCAACGTAATCATTTTCAATTGATACTTTTATAAAATTATTTGTTAAGCCGGATGCGTTGGTAATAAAATCAACATAAGCACCGGTTACATCACCGGCACCCGCGCCAATTGCAAGACTGCGCATTAAAAATCTAAGATTATTATACCACTGGAATGTAGTTGGATTAACGGTATCGGTATTAAGGTTTGCATCTATATTATAATTTGTAGATGACTCATAATACTCATGTATTAATCCGGTCCACCAGATATCAGTTAAAGCCGTTTCACCTTTGTTAACGGATTCTGTTTCGATGTAATCAGCCAGATAACTATCAGCAGGTACAACCGTTGTAAGCGTGCCCATTGCTTTCATTATAATCTGGTTTTTATCTTCAAAAAAAGTAAAACCCCAAAAAGAACAAACTGCCTGGATAAAATCCCAATAAGTTATATTATAATTTGGATCAAGATCCTTTGTTGCATTCTGGTTGATGGTCCAGAACATTGCGTAATCCAGAACAATATGTTCAAAATTATAATCTGTGCCGCCAATATTGATTGCAACATCACCTGCATCTGAAAATACGTAGCCGGTTACACCTGCATCTACAAACATTTTTTCTATTACCCACAATAAAGACATATTGGAGTAATCATAAGTCGGCATACTATCGTAACGGTTATCCCGGAACTTATAATATGCTTCGTTTGCAGTAGTTTTAATTGCAGTATCAAGATTAGTTTTTGTGATGTAATAATCTTTAAGCTTGCAAAGCCTGTGCTCGCAGTAAAGATATGTTTTTCTTGTCTGGTAGTTTTTGCTGATCTTTTTAATTACAAATGTTTGTCCTATACTTGGGCCAAGAATTTGTATTGTATTGCCAAGTACAAATGTTTCAGGACAGGAAAAAGAAATTTCCGCAGTAAAAAAATGTATTACCGGCGCAAAGTTATCATTGGATTTATACAGCGGCACATCATTAGGGCCAAGATAATAATCTGTAATATCGTGATAAGAACTATCAAAATATCTGCAGGTAAATGCCATTAGTCGTAATCTCCAAAATTTTGTCCCGCACTTGTTAAGCGGTTCTGATTTCTTAAATTACTTTTAGTTACGTTTACACCATCAAGCATAACATTAACAACTACAGGCTGTTTGCCTTTGCGTGCACTGTTCATATTGCCGGCAAGTATTGCGGATTTAATTTCATTTAAAGCTTTGCCAAGCATAGGCACCTGGCTGGATGGAGTTACATCAACTCTTTCGCCGGATTGTACGCGTATTAAACCGCTGTCATTAGAGTATCCGGGAGGCACAACATAACTGCCGCCGCGTGCAAATTTGGGAATAGGAACGTATGATAGTTTGCCGTGTTTATTTATAACGGTGCCGCCTTCTGCCAAACCAAATAAAGAAGTAACGCCGCCGCTGGATATATTAATTATGCCGGATATAATTCCAAGTATCTGCGATGCAGTATCAAATCCGCTAATAATTTTACCAACAAAGGTATCTGCACCAATACCAAGCACTCTGCTAAAACTATGAGCAATATTATTAAGCTCACCAAACTTGTTCACAAATGAATCACCAACTTTTTCAAAAACGGGTCCAATGGCATCATTCATTTTGGCACCAAAAGCGCTAAAGCCATCTTGCGCCGCGCCATCTAACCCCGCTTCACCAAAACCAAAATTTCTAATTGCTTCTGATGCCCTCACACCCCTACCCATCGCATTTATTTGGGCTGACTTCCAATCAGTAATTTTATCTTTCTTGCCCGCACCCATATCAATCATACCCTTTAACTCAGTAATTCTTTTTTTATTAGCCTCGTATTCGGGTGTGCCGGGCACTAATCCTTTTCTTTGACTTTCTAAAAATTTTATTCTTGATTCAATACCACCTGTAGTCATTAAAGAACTAAAGGCACTATCCAAAGAATTACTACCGGCAGAGACTAAACTATTGTAATTATAAGGCGTAAGTTTATTACCGGAACTACCCCCATACATTGAGTTCATAGCAGCAGTATTATTAACAGCAAGCATAAAGCCGCCGCCTGTCATAAAGGTATTAATGTTTCCAAAGTTTGATACTATCTGGTTTAACATTCCAAGAAAAGAACCCCAATAAGGAAGTACATTTTTACCAAGCTGAGTTTTAGTGTTTTCTAATTGCGTGTTTAATCTTTGCTGAGCGGATACAGTTTCATCTATCATTCCCGCCATTTTTATATTTTCACGCTCAACAATATTTCCGATTGCAGTGTAAAAATCGCCGGTCTTTTCAACCTCTTTATTAAGTTCTAATTGAGATATACCAAGGTTATCAAGAATAGGAATTGATTTACGTGCAACGCCTGTAATAAAACTATCAACCATATAATCAACAGATTCGCCGGTTTGGATTGCGCGTTTATTTGCAAACTCTAATCCTTTAGCAAGAATATCAAGCGGTATTTTAAAGTTATCTGCTTTAACAGCGCTTTGCATCAACTGCAGATCCGTAACTGTGCCCTGCGTAGCTTTACGCAAGCGCATTAAAATACTTTCTGCACCCTTTAACCTGTTAAAACCTCTTTCAACTCCCGCAAGCTTGGTGCCCAGCTGTATTGCATCATTAGCAAAAGTTAAAAGCTCCCTTGCACCAAAATAACTTGCAATACCTGCACCAATTTTTTTAAAAGATTCATCAATTTTTTTGGATGCCTTGTAAGTTTTTTCTTCCATCTGATCGAGCGTACGGAAATAAGGTTTTCCGTTAGCATCAAACTCAGTTATGTAAACTCTTTTAGCCATTAAATATCTTTAACCTGTTCGTACTCTTTTTTAATTTCCAATATTTTATCTTTAGAAGTGAGCAGTTCAAGTTTACCGCCTGCTTTAAATGATGAAATGTTAATTGCCTGTTCCAGTAAAATGCCGTACTGCCTGTTAGTTAAGCTGCCAAGTTCCCACGGTTTAAGATTAAAGTTTGATAATATTAAAGCATCTGCAACTTCAACACTTATTTTTGTTCCACTTTTTTTTTGAGAGATGATTTAATAGCCCAATAAACTTCCGGGTGTAAATCTTTAAGCTTAACAAACCACTGGCGGTTAACTTTTAATTCTTTAACAACTTCATCATCAAGCGCAGGATCATCCTGCTCAAGTTCTGCAATAGCTTTAATTAATTTATCAACAAGCTTTGCATCAACAAGTTTTTCAAAATTTTCATAAGTGATATCCGGATTAGCAACTTTAAAACTTGCATAAACTAATTTTTTGCGTTCATCCGGATCATCAAGAACAAACTTCCAAACTTCCTGTTCGTAATAAACACGGCCCCATTCCTGGATAATTAAATATTGTGCAAACTCACTTTCTTCTTTAGTGTTGTGCACCTGTTTAATCTGGTTAATACGCGATGCACGGTATTTGTTTTGCAATGCGGTAAAGTTCACATCTTCCCTGTTCCGTTCAGAAAAGGTATAAGTATTGCCATCCAGTAAGGGATATATAGCTGTTTTACGATCCATATTAGCTTGCCGAGTTATCTGTTTTGGTTAAACCGGTTGTTGCGGTAAATGAATAATCAACACTTACTGCATCTTCACCTTCAATTGGTGTTCCCTGAGATCTATCAGTAATAATTATTTTGCCGCTCCAGTAAACTTCATCACTTGCGGTATCATCTTCTACAAGGTGAGCCTCGTATTCTGTATTAACAGTAAACTCAGTTTCACCATAAAGGTGGAAGCAGGTAAATGATCCTGTTGTTGTTGATCTTTTTTGCGGAACGTGTTCACGTGTATCACCGCTTCCGCTATCGGTTACATCTATAACGCCGCCGCTTTGTGCAAACGACCAGTTCTTTACTTTCTTTTCCGTTGCACTAGCAAAAGTAGCGTTGCCGGTTCTAAGCGTACCGTTTTTGCCGGTTATTTTTCCAGTTAAAGCCATTTTTATATTCTCCTATATTTTAATTTTCATATTGATAAAACAGATTGCCGCGCTTTGCTCGCAATGACAATCTTTAATAGTTTGTTAAATCAGGTTCCCACTTAGTAGTAAAGCGATGCTGCACTGTAAACTCTGCAGTTGCAAAAGCTTTTTCTTTATCTTTTTCGCGCGTAAGTTCTATTGGTTCCTGATCAGCGAATATTCTTAATCCATTTTCATTAACAGCGGTACCGAGTGCCTGTTGATTATTAAATAAACATTTGTGTACGTCTAAAATCATTTTGTTTATTGTTACGTAAGCATTAGCGCCGTTGTAGCTCATAATTATTTTGATCTTTAACGATTCAGTATGTCCTAAAGTGTGTTCATTAACTTCATCTTTAACATTAATATCATACGTATCTGCGTGTGGTTTAATTTGGGTATCCCAATGAGAAACATAACTACCGATATTAGTTAAATAGCCGTTTGCAACGCTTATGGTTTGCAAATAACCCAATATGGATGATGTTATTTTTTCTCTGCGTGTCAATTTGTTAACCTTAAGATGGTCCATCCACCCTGTGATAATTCTAAAGATTCAACATTATAATCAACGGAATTAATTGTAATCGTATCATTCTGCGCCGCATCGGTTACATCACTAGTTTTACATTCGCACCATAACTGGTAAGCTTCTTCCGGCGAATCAAAAGTATCTTCAAGCGAATATTCTTTATGAAACACAACACGAATTGTTTTAACCTCACCTGTAGAAGTGATAATTAAAATTGCATCATCTCCAATTTCGGATTTAATAATTTCATTTACTTCGTTGGTAAAGTCTAAATCCATTTTTTAGCATAGGGCAAAGCGCATAGCGCTAAGCGCCTTTATCCTTTTTAATTTTACGTTTAGGGCCAATTTTTTTTGGTTCATCTTTAACATCTGCAGGCAATTCAACTTCCATATTTGCAATAATCTCATCTGATTCGGCATCAGTAAGCGGCTTAACTTCTTCTATAAATGGTTCAACTTTTTTGTATGCTAAAGATTCGGCAAGAAACGCGCCTTCAAGATCAAGTACATCACCAACGGATAAATGAGCGCCCTGGTAAAGCATTGGTGATAATACTTTTACCTTCATTGCATATTTTTTTTTGGTTCCTTTTATATAACCATCTTTATCAATTTGGATTACGGACATCGTTTTTTCCTTTTTAATTAAAGCGGCACACCTTACGATGCACCGCTTTGTGTGAGAGAGATTTTACTTAATTAATCAGGAGAAAGATGATCCATAACTGAATGCAGATGGATATCTGACAATAATGTCCAGCAATTGATTAGCAGTAACCTTAACCATTCCTTCAGCTGCTTTTGTGTAAGGATCAAACACAAGATCAACACCATCCCACAAAGGAACAATTATATTAGTCCAATCGCCAAAGAACATATCGCCATCAGCAACAAGATTTGTGGTTCTAACACCATAACCGTTAATAACATTATTTTCATTTACAAAGCGGCCTGAACCTGCATCAATTTTTCTTGTCTTTAGTGCACCTGAATGTGCTCTGCGTGTAACAAAGTACATTCCATTACCATCACCAAAAGCATCATCAATAAGAGTTTCAAATAAAACAGCTTTATCAAAATCCATTGAAGCCAAAGAACCAACAGATCCAATACCGGAAGTAAGTTTAACGCCTGTGGGCTGGCCTGATGCACCAGTACCATTTAACACTGCATTCTGAATACCAATAGCAAGTGATTTTAACAAATCATTAACAAATAATGATTCAGCATCAGGATCTGATTGAATCATTAATTGCTTTGTCATCTCAATAAATCTACCGCCTCTTTTGGGTGATGCTGTTCTTTCAGTTGTTGTTGGTGCACCCTCTGCAACTGCAGTTACTTCTGTTGCTGCCCATCCGTGTCCTGCAGAAGCACTTAGAACAGGAATTTCAACATTACCTTTTCTGTTAGGAAGAAAAGTTATATTATCAAGCACCATTTTCTCATAGAGATAATCAATAAACTGAGCACCAAGATGATCTGTTCCAACCAATTCAGCGGCACTATTTGCAGTACCTGCAGTTAAATCTCTTCTGCCGGTGCGCATTTTAGGCAGAACAGCATTGTGAGGTATAAAAATACCTGCAGGTGAAATACCTGAATTTTTTGCGTACTGATCTGAAACTTCTCTTTCTAAAGAATTTGTTTTATTAACCAAAGATCTAACAGCATTTGCAGGATTGTAGATCTTTAATTCTTTTTCACTTAAGTGCACTGTTGGGCCTGCAACTGCAGCCTGCTGTTTCTGATTTTCAAAAATCATATCAGCAAATTCTCTTTCAGATTTGCCACCGGCTTTGTAAAGCTCTGCGGCATCCATAAGATCAACACCATTTACCTTACCGGCAAATTTTTCAGCAAGTTTATTGATTGCATCAACTCTTTGCTGTTCCTGGAGTTTTTTCTCGTCGTCCATTTTTACCTGTTCCTTTTGATTAATTATTATTTTTAATTGTTCATTGTTTTCTTTTAAACTATTTTTTATATCATTAACCGCTTCTTCGCTAAGTGTTTTATTTATTTCAATCGGTTCTTCAGGTTTACCACTAAACATTTCCCTTAACTTAGCAGCCTTATCAGCACCAATCGGTACAAGCGAGTTTTCCAACAAAGTCCACTTTGTTCTTATCCATAAATCCATCGATTCATCTTTATTTATAAACTCTTTCCCATTTATTACTTTTCTTTCACCGGGTCTTAGTTTCTCAGTAAACTTATTATATACCTTATAACCAACCGAGGTATCGGTAAGATGACCATCTTTGGCAAGTTTAAATTCATCTTCTGCATTGTGAGCAAAAAAGTTACGACCCATTAAAACACGGCCAAGCTTAGGATCATCTTCTACCCTCAATTCCCGGGTACTGCCTTTAATAGCAGACAACCAATATCGGGTATGTGTATCAAGCATAATAACCTGTTTTGATTCAGGTAATTCCACACCATCCATTAAAAGTATTTCCTGTATCGGCTCCCACCTGCTCCAATCAAAAACCATTGCGGGTAACTCGGTTGCAACAACGCCCTCAATAGACCTGGTTTCTTCATCAACGGATTTTCTAACCAAGGGTGCGGTTTCTCTCGAGTAGATATTTTCAAATTCTGATGATAATGGCTTTAATTCGCCCTTACGTTCCTCAATTTTCATTTTAGTTTACCTTTACAAAATCTTTTAATAATGATTTGCCGTTGCCGTTTGAGTTATTATTATTGTTAGTATTATTTGTTTGCGGGGTTTTACCTTCCGGGTATAATTCGGCTTCGAGCATTTTAATTTCTTTAAGTTGTTCTAATTCTTTTTTGCGTCTGCGGATGTAATCATTAAAATCATAACCCTGTTCGGCGTGTGCATCTGATAAGCAGATAAGATTATTTTTTATCTGTAATACTTTTGCTTCAACATCAGCGCGGGGATCAACCCAATCCCATCTGCGTCCGATAAATTCGGGTTTGTTTACTCTTTCATATTGTGAATATGAAACATTAACTGCACCGGATAGCATTGCCCATTTAAGCCATTCATCAAATAAAGGTATTAAAACACCTTCACGGAACTGTGATTGATCATCTTTCCAGTTGTCTCTTTCATCCAATAAACCGGAACGCATAGATGAAAAGTTTACAGCTTCGAGATCACCAACCCAATTAGCATAAGCAACGCCCAATCCTGTTGCCAAACGTCTTAAAATGTGTTTTACAAAAGATGGATACTCGCCGGATGGATATGTTGGATCCCACCCTTTAAATTCTAAACCAGCGGGCAGTTGTTCAATTTCACCAAAAGAAAAATTAGAAATAATATTTCCGCTTTCATCCTCACCATCGCCGGTATAAGCCTGCGGCAACTGGTTCTGCTGAGTTTGGATGAATCCCATTTTAGATGCGCCTGCGCGTGCATTTATAATTGCAGCCTGATCGTAGCCCTGCAGATCGTGAAAGGTTAACATTGATTGAGCAAGTGCGGTTACACCAAGCAATTGGTTTGAGTGATCTTTTGAAAAGTAGTGTATTATTTCATCCGCGGGTACGCGTTTAACGTTATTGCGTGTAAATCCATAATAATTTTGAGATAGTTCATCAGATGCTTTGTTGGATTTAAAGTAATATGCAACGGGTTGTTTCCAGTTGTTAAATTCAATTCCAAATATTACCGCATTACCGTTACGCAATGTTTCGTGCATATCGGTATCAAGCAGATCTATTTCTAAAAGCTCTAACGCAAAGCCAAACTTATTAACATTTTTGCCGATAATTTTACGAGCCAAAATATTTCCATCGCGCTTCCACTGAGTAACTAAAAGTTTTTGCACTTCGATAAATGAAAGTGTTTTATGGACCGTACAATATTCCCGCCTGCACCATTCATCAAACTTAGTTTCAATTTCTACGTTTGATGTTTCATCAGGATCGCCATTATTAAGTATGGCACGGTTTTGCAGTTTAAATCCATCGGGTCCAACAATATTAGTAACACATCTTTTTAAGAAGCCGCGCACATAATCATTGTTCTTTGCAAGATCACGCGCACGGCTTAATAATTTTTTATGTGCAGCTTTAATTTCGCGGTTAATAGAACCCTGCTCAGTAATCCAATCGGATGTAAAACGTGTAGCAGCGGCGGCAGAGTATGCACGCACGTTAATAACGTTTTGATACTGCTTTTGTGCAAAGTTTTTTACAGCAGGAATCTTGAATAATATTTTAGCTAAGGTATTGTTCATTGTTTTTTTTTTAAGTTATACAGATTGATTCGCTTCGCTCGCAATGACAACCGGCTAACTGCCAAAGAATGTAATTGTTACCTTACAGCTATTGGGATCCGTTGGATCATTGCCTGCGACAGCACCTCTTGTTAAGACTCCAAATCCCTCATAACCTCTAAAGCTTGCGGCTTGTACACCGTGATTTGATGTATAAAGTATTTCTGTTCCTGTTCCTGCAGCTGCTACGTTAAGAGTAACGGTGTAAGTAACCACTGTTCCCAAAACTTTTGTGCCGTCCACGGTCCAGTTTATCGGGTACCACATAAGTGAATCTATGTCTGTTTCGTTTTTAACTGTAAGCGAAATAACAAGTGAATCGATTTTATTGCAGTTAAATTGTTTGATCAAACCCGAAAAAGTTTCTGTGATATAACTTTCATCAACACTGTTTGAGATTGTACCGAGATCGTAAGATTTTACGCCTACAATACCCTGAGAAAAGATTGGGCTTGTAAACAGCACCAAGGCTAAGAGAGCAAAGATTGATTGTTTCATTTTATATTTTTCCTTTTAATTAATTAATAATTTTTAATCGTTAGTAAAGTTTGCAAGTATTCTTTTTCTGCCGCTTGTTTCTGTTTTTATACCTGATTTAATCTGGTAGAACTCTCTAAGGCGTTCCAGGTTAGCGATATCCAGGTAAGTGTAAGTGCGGCCATCAATGCTAACGCTGCTCATAGTTTTATCTGCAAGCAGCAGAATAGCGGTTTCAATTTTTTCTAATGCTTTTACATAAAAAGAACGCGCATCATTTTCTGTGTTTGGATCCGGCAGAAATTCTATTACAAGATTTGCAATGGGAATTATTTCTGTAACATCTGTTAGTGATATTGCATAGATGTTGCAGATATTATAGCCGGTAGAGATAGTTAAGGATTGTGCCGCGGTAAGTTCTAAAAGATGATCTGAACCATCTGCAGTGGTATCAAAATCAACTGCGGCATCTGTTGCTTTTTTGAAGATATATTTAAGCTTGTGTGTGGTTGCAGGGTAATCGGCAACGGATTCAGTAATAGAAATTACAGAACCTTTTAAGAGTTTTCTATCGCGGGAATGTTCTTCAATCTTAAACAAATAAAAATCCTTTTATCTTCCGCTTGCAATTTGGAAAATAAAAGGATTAAGATTAGCATCCACAGTGTGGTAGTATCGTGGATGTTAAATTACCAGTTTGAAACTTTATTAAGCATAGTTTTTTTATTTACTTTAACGGTGTGTTTGTGGGGTGTAACTTCAACTTTAATCTTTTCGGGTTTGGCAACGGCAACAAGATCAAGTTTTTCCAGAACGGTATTAACTACGAATGAGGATTGCTTCTGCAGTGAATCGGCGCATTGCTTAACGGAAGTATAATTATCTTCTGTTAGTTCTACAACCTTACCGGATAGAAAATTTTCCAGCAGAGTATTGCAAAGTTGTGTTAAAGATATTTGCGGATTTTGTTGATGATAATTACTCTCAACAAATTTATCCACAAAGAATCGGTTTATTGATATTCTTGAATCTTCAGGCATCTCACCAGCTTGTTATTGAATTATTTTTTTTGAATCGTTGGGATGTCAAACGTGAAATGTCAGACGGTTGTTTTTTAATTTCATCAACCGCTTTAATTTCCAGTTCTTTCATCTCACTTTTGACTTTTGACTTTTGACTTTTGATTTGTTCCGCTCTTGCATCCATATTTGCTTTAAGTTTATCCCAGGCAGGGTTTTGCATTTTAGCAAGTATGGAGTTGTAAGTAAGCAAATCAAGTGCCTCGTTTCTTAAACCGGATTTCTTTTTTTCATAAAGGATATACTCCTGGTTGCCGTATGTTTTTTTAACACCGTGTTCTGCGGTTAGTTGTTCAAAATATTCGGGATCGCATATTGATTCATCGAAATGAATGAACTTAGGTAATGGTTCTTTACCATCGTATGCTTTGGGCATTGCTAATTTTAACCTGCTGAATAGTGATTGTTTTTCTAAGTTAACACCAAAACGCAAGTATTTGCTTCGCTTTTCTTCAATTATAGAAAAGCGGGCAGGTATAATTTCTGCAAACGGATTACGTGCACCCTTGATGGGCCACCATTTGCGGGTAAATTCGTACCCCCTGCAGAATCCATACACTTCATCTGATAAGAAAGAGCTATCGATGGCAGCTGCCAATATATTAATAGGAACTCCATCTATGCGAAAATATGTATTGCCAAGCAAACTATCAAGTTCTTTCCACGGTGATTTTGGTAAATGCTTTGGAATTTTAGGATCACCAACAAATTTAAAGCGGTTAATTATCCACATTTCAAAATTTAATCCATATCCCCAAACTTCACACTCCAATCTATCGCCCTGCACATCCACGGAAGCAATAAGCATTAGCACCTGGTTAGGTACTGTATAAGGTTTTGTAACATCAAGATAATTTTCTAATCGATTTAAAAGTTCAAACTCAGATATTTCTTCAATTGTATTTGATTTATATGGCAATCCAAGGAAAAGATTTGTAAATGTTTCCATCTTTGCGGGATCATTCAATGCTTCGATATATTTTCTACAAATATGTTGTAATGATGAAAATGGCGAGCTGAATCTATTAAACTGAAAACTTCTATGATGTACCCGATTAGGAAATTTAGCAATCCATTTGCCTTTTAAAATAATTTCCTGGCGTTGTGCTTCATTTATTTTATTACCACAATGTTTACATATCAACCTTGCCGTTTCTGGTTTATCAGATCCAAGAATTTTATTGCCGAATGCATCAACATCATAATCCCACTCCAATTGATCAATTAATAATGTTTGCAGTTCGTTGCAATGCGGGCAGGGATGATATTCTTCTTCTTGAGTTCCATTAAGATAAGAATTATAAATCCTGCTTTCACCCCATCTGCCGGGTGTAGAGGATTTATAAGTTTTACGCATACCCTCAAAAGTTTCAGCGGCACGCTCAGCGCGTTCCATAAAGTCGCCTTCTTTCGATTCTTTATTATATATATCAGCAATTTTAACTCCATCAATATCATCACCAAGTACATAAGGCGCAGTATAGCCGCGCAAACCTGCAGATGAATTTGCACCAACTATATAAAGCTGCCCGCCGCGGTATGCTTTACTTAGGATTGTATTATCACTATCGCGGCTTTTCTTTTTTGCAAATATTTTAGTTAGTTCAGGTGAATCCTCAATCATTGGTTCGAGGCGCGTTTTAGAAAATCTTCTGCCAAAATCCAATGTTGGAAATAAAAGAAGAACATTGCCACCAATAATTTTTGCAATATATGTAATTATGTTTTCTAATATTGTTGTTTTGAAATATTGAGCACAGCCCATTAATGTTATTTCTTCAACCAATGGATCTGTAAAGCAATCCATAATTTCTTTAGCAAACGGTGTTCTACTTACCCGGTATAATCCACCTTCTCGGTTAGATGCCGGAAGTACGCGATATTTTTCTGCACATTCGGTAACAGTAATGCGTTCCGGAGGCCGCAGTGCATCCAGCATTTTTGTAATAAGGGTTTGTATGTTGGATGCTAAACTAATTGTTTTCTTCTTTTAATTGTTGTTCAATATCATCTTCAAAGTAATTTAATGGAGTATTGGCGCAAAGGTTTTGCATATCTTCAATCTCCTGGTTAATAATGCTAAGTGTTTTTGCATCACCGTTAATTTTTTTATTCAGGCGCGGGCCAATACTTTTAAGATTACGCACAATCATTTTTATAAAAGATATGTTTACAAGCTCAACTGTTTCTGCATCCAGAAGGCTTGCTTGTTGTTTTTCTAAATCTAATCTTTTCTTCTGGTTATTTAACTCAATGGCTTCTTTACGTGCAACCGATAAAGGATTTTCTTTTTGCAGATCTTCAATATCTTTTTTTTGTTGATCAAGCATCCAGAGTAAACAATCAATAAAAGGATACTCACCACGTTCATCACGCGGCAAACCTTTTAAAACATAGTTCTGTATTGTTCGATCTGTAACGCCAAAAACTTCTGCAAGAAATTGTACGTTAACGGTATATTTTTTTAGTTCATCCAACATAAAAAGTTTTTAAAATCCTGCTTATTTTACTGCATTATTTGTCTATTTTTACACTAAAAACGAAACGAAACCCCTAAAAACAAACCTTCTAACTAAACGATTTCTGCGGGCACCGTTGTT